CAATTAATGTTCCGTTAGATCTATTGGCAAAATCTTTAGATGATGTACAGATGGAAAGTAACACTGGAGATCTTGCAGTAAACCAAATAAAAGATTTAATAGAAAAACAGTCTAGTATGTCTGCGAAAGAACAACGAGCAAGCAGAAAACAAATTGACGGAATCGCAAAATTGATTCAAGACTCTTCTGAAATAGGAGATTCCGACAAACAAAGATTTAGCACAATCCTTCAACAACATGATCAAAGGATAAAATCAGACGCTTCTCTGATGGGAGAAGTGGGGAATCAATTATCCGAGAGATTAACAGAAAGTGTCACAAATATTGGCGCAGTTGTTGCTGGAGTTGTTTCTGATAGTCCTATTCTAGCTCTTGGTGTTAAATTTATGGGAGATAGTGTATTAAAAGGAGTTCAAGTTTTCAAAAACTTCCGAAAAAAGAAAAAGGAAGAGAAAGAGATTAGAGAAAGACAACGAGAACTCTTCAAAGAACAAGAAAAAATTGATGAGGAAGAAAGAAGAGTTCTAAGAGAACAAATATCCGAATCTGATGTTCAAAACAGATTAAATTTATCCGAACAAGATATCCAGAAAAGAGCAGAGGAATCAAATAGAACAAGAGAACAGATATACAATGAAGAAAAAGACCGCATTATAGAACAATCTAAGATTGCAAAACAAAGAAAAGATAATGCAGAAGCTGAAGCGAAGCGAATAAAGGAATTGAAAGAAAAAGTAGGATTAGTTGATGTAGAAACAGAACAATCAGAAAATGCAAATGAGAGAGTTTCCGCTGCAGTTGAAGAAATTATCCAATCCCCAAATGAAGATCAAATAACTGGTGAATCTGGATCAGATATCCCCCCGAATCCAAACCAAATAAGGTCAGAGTCTGTCGAAAGTATTCCTACACCGTCAGAAGAAACAATATCTTCAGATAATAATCAAGGAATTGTAGTAAACAGAATTGAAAATCCAGTTGAAGTCGAAGAGTCAAGTGATAAAATGATTCAACCAATAGTCGATGTTAGACCATTGGTTCAAGGCATATCCCAAGCAATAAAAGATTTTTTAGATAATCCACCAGACGAAGAAGAAATGGATTCGATTGAAAATGAAAGAGAAAGAGGCCGTTCAGAAGAAGAAAGTTTAAAAGTAGAAAAGGAACAAAATAACCGACTGGGAGATTTGATAGAAAATGCAGGAAATCAAGACTCCGAAGGCGGATCTATCGGTAAACTAAAAGATACATTTACGAAAGGCTTTGCTTCTTTTGCTGGAATGGGAAGGGGTATGATGGCAATACCCTCTATGATAGGAAAAATATTCAATCCGTTAACCCTTAAGATAGCTGCCGTAGTAGCAGGGATTGCTCTGATGGGGTTGAAACTTTTCTTGTTGTATAAATTCTTTACTTCAGATTTTGCAAAGAATATTGGAAATGCTCTTCTGGAAGGAGTTCGCAGTATAATATCATCAATAAAAGAATCGTTATCCAAACTTCCGGTTATAGGGCATTTATTTAAAGAAGACGGAGATGAAGAAAAAACAAGAACCACAAACAGGAGAGGAAGGAGGAGTAACAGATCAAGTACTACTAATGAAAATATTACATCGATAGAAAATGATTCTGAATCTAATGTTAGTAGATTCATAGAATCTTCTGAGAATAATGTCGTAGAACTTAACTCCGAAGAAATAAGAAATAACAGACGATCCGGAAACAGAAGAAATAGGACTAGAGTATTAAATCTAGAATCCCCAGAAATTGCTCCAACAGGAAATGAAAATGTGACCGTAGTGTCAATAGATACTGCTCGCAGGAGAAGAGGAAGGTCACAGAATCGTTCTCAGGAGATTTCTGGTGACGAGAGTACATTTACTCCATCTACATCAGAATTACCCTCACAGGGAGTTTCTGGAGTCCTTGTAGAAGAATTAAATAATGTTACATCTGCAATTACTGGTTCTAAGAATGCAGCTGCTATGTCTATGAAAGAAAGTGCGATAGAGAAGAGTGCATCAACAAATATCAGTCCTATACTCAACAACCTATCAAATGTAACTAACAATAACGTATCAAATTCAAGCAGTACTGTAATCCCAACAAAGGCATACAATACTGAAAATAGTTTTAACAAAATCAACTCAGCACTATCCGGTGCAGTATAAGGAGAATCTTATGTTACAATTAGAATATCTAAAAGCAAAACTGAAAGAGAAAGTAGGAGAGGCTTCTACATGGGATGGGGCGGTACTAATCGCTGGTGGCGTTGCGGTATTATTTGTTAAATCTATTGTTGCGTACATTGCATACGCAGCGATTCTGTATGGTGCTTATAAGATTTATAAGAAAGGATAAGATGGCGGAGAGGGAGAGATTCGAACTCTCGGAAGGGACTAACCTTCGCTTGTTTTCAAGACAAGTGCTTTAAACCACTCAGCCACCTCTCCGTGTCTTTTAGTTAATGGCGGAGTAGACGAGACTCGAACTCGCAACCACCGGCGTGACAGGCCGGTACGCTAACCAATTGCGCCACTACTCCAATTAAATTATTTATAGACGTTAAAATGGTGGCGGGGGAAGGATTCGAACCTTCGAAGGCATAGCCGTCAGATTTACAGTCTGATCCCTTTGACCGCTCGGGAACCCCGCCGCAAGAAAGAAGTGGGGCGAGGAAACTCGCCCCCTGAGAGATATTAGTCTTCGTTTGCTAACTTCTCAAAGTAAGACAACGCATCATCTTCTTCATCTTCCACAACAGCAACTCGTTCCTTTGCAGGCGCAGGAGCTGGAGTTTCGACAGCGAATGGAACTTCCATCCGGTCTTCAACCATATCCTCTGCAGCAGTCCTAGTCACAGATACAGTACCAAGAACTCTATCAAGACGTTCCTTTAACTGTTCATAAGTCTTAAATGACTCAGGAGAAACAAACTCTTGCAAAGAATTTTCTTTATTAAAGATTGCTTCTAACTCATCGTCATCATCAGACAATGCACTAACAGAATCAAACTCAGACTTGTCATAGTTGATATAACCGTCCACAGTTCGAATCTTCAACTTGAAGTTCGCACCTTCCCACAAATCAAATGGGTTGATTGGCTCTTCATCTTCAAATGCGGGTTGCATGATGTCAGAGATCTTATCAAAGATCTTCTTACCAAACTGGTATAAGAATACCTTACCTTCATTTTCTGGATGAGCGGGATCACTCACCACATAGATGTTTGAGAAATACTTCAACTTACGCTTGCGTTCTCTCGCAAGGTTTTGGTTTTCCGTAGTTCCAGTGTTCCATAATTCAGTGTTTGCTTCACTGACAGGACACTTCTTACCCAAGGTTGTCAAAGAGTTCTCAATGAACCAACCGCCTGGGCCTTTGAACCCATGAGTAAAGACGCGAACCCAAGGCAAATCTTCATCCGCAGGAGGCGGCAAGAATCGGATTACAGCATAACCATTTCCGGTCTTGTCTGTAGTTGGTTTCCAGAAACGATCATCTCTATTGGAAGAAGTTTGTTGGGGGGATTGGATCTTCTCTAACTCAGCAGTTAGCTTGCTGAAGTCCTTTCCTTTTTTGAGTTTTGCGAATGCATTCGACATAGTATTTCCTTATATTCGTAGTATTTTTGTATGTTAATATCATCATTATGATATTGTGTAGTATCATACCAAAGTAATATTGGTTTGTCAACTACTAATTATCCCTACTTGCTTCCGCAAGTTGAAGAGATTCATGTGTGAAACCCCGCTTTGAGATTAACTCATTTAGGAATTTTTGTTTTAGTTTCGGTTTATTTGCTGTATAGTATTTGTCCAAAACCTCATCTTTGGTGAGGCTCTTCATATAGTAATGTTTTATTGTTTTCTTTTTTGTTTGTCGATTCACGTTTGTAACGCTCTTCTGATATTTCATCGGCATAATATAACTTCTCCTTAAGTTTCGTTTTCATCCTTCAGAGTTTCGTTGAGTTCCCTTCGACGTTTCTCTGTTCTATCAAGTCTCTGCCAGCCGCCAGAGGTTTTCATTAATACGTTTTCTGCGTCATCAAAATTTGGAACATGAGCAAGTTGTCCTTCGACTGCTAGTTTTGCGTTCTTAACTGCAAGCAAATTCATGTTTGCAGCAATCAATAGAAGTACCGCAAGAGGATCGAATACAAATACAATGAGAAGTATGATCCACTTGACTGCGTTCTCTAATGCTTCTTCTGATGCGTTATTTCCTATTGCGAGTTCTGCGATATACTTAATTGGCCCAACTTCTGCTTCCAGTTGACGGTAACTGGTTTCCAGATCAAACTTCTCTAAATTAAGTTCGTCCAGTTTGTCTTCTAGAGTATCTATTATGTTTCTTTGTTCTGCAACCAACTCTAGTTTATTATCGTTCACAGGCGCACCCAGTTGCGCTCTAAGACGTTGTATGAGGGCATTGGAGTCAGTTATCTCCTGACGCACAGTTTCTCTTATATCCGCAATTTGATCCATTGCGGAGTCTATATTCTGGTTGTCTTTGTTTCGTATTTCGTCAATCTTTACTAGAAGCTTGTCTCTTTCTTCTAGTTGTTGCGCCCTAAAGTAATCAACTTTTGTTGCGGTTTCTTCTCCATAAGAACCATCGACAATAGTACCGACAATTCTTTGGATTATTCTTACGTTATTTTCTTGTATAGCGGTATCAAGTTGATCCATACGAGAATCAATATTCGCAATCTCATCTCTGTAAGGTTTGACTCTATTCTTGACAATCTCATTCTCTCTTTCGATGATATCCATCTGAGATTTTATTTGCGGATCCGCACGTTCATATGCGGTATCGATTCGTTGTTGTTCTCTATCTATCTGACTTTGTATCCCGTCTGAGAAATCTATATCAGCAGTCTCAAAATCTTGTATCTTTGCTTCTGCGGCGTCGATAAGATAGTCTGTCCTCTGAATTTCTTCTTCTACTCGGAGAATCTTAGATTGATTCTCCTGATTCCCTAATGTCTGTTCTATATGTGCAGAGGATAAGAACCCAAAAATTCCCATAGAGGTTATAAACATCAACACCAGAACAGCACTTACAAAGTATGTTTTGAGTAATACTGGACAAGTTTTCCAGTTTCGATATAACCAAGATGCGGTTACGAGTTTTCCGATCTCAAGAACTACGCCCATAATAATAATTGGAAGGACTGCCGCAGAAAATATCTTGGCCAATCCAAATATAGAATAATATGCGGCGACTCCACTAATTGCTAGTGCCGACAAAAGTGTAATTATTGCTAGTTGCATTTTACTTCTCTAGTGATTTACCATACTCTTCGTAATAATCGTCTAATAGTATCTTTCTCACTTTTTTAGTATAGGATTTATTATTTATCACCAAAAATCCTGAGTACTTTTTACACTTTCTTTTGTATATCGGCCAATAGATGGTATCATTGATTCTAACTCTATCCAAAAAGTCTAAGATTTTGTCTAAAATTACCAAAGTTTCTATGGATATGAGGCCTCTGCGTTCCATTTGCATGACCAGAGGGTATTCCCCATCAATACATCTAAAAATTTCGTCAAATTTTAACTCGTTTTTGACTGCGAGGTTTAACACTCTACCAAAATCCTCTTCAAAAAGATAAGATAGACTCTGATTTCTAGTTTTCCAGAGTTTATAGTAGTCTTGAGTCTCTTCCGAGAGCAAGTCTGAGGAATTTAAGAATTCCCCTCTTGCAATTGCAGTTCCGTTCTCGTTAGAAGACAGAAATACGGACAAAAAGTAGTTTTCTAACTCTTTGCGAGTGTATTTTTTACTCAAATCTTTGAAAACCGAACGATCTTTTCTTTTTAGATAAGTATTTTCGGGAATAGAGACTCTTCCACGATACTTTATGTAGTCATAGGCATCATTTTTAGTTGAGAAATGATTTTTCATTGCTATAAACATCTTATAACACTCAAAATCATCGATTTTTCTGCTGGCCATGACCAGACCCGACCTCACAGGGGTAGTTGATTAGCAGTTTTTGCCATCATATTGAGACTTTCTGCCTCAAATTGGATTTTTTGTTTAAGTACCGTACTGAGAAGAGAATTAATATTCTCGTAGTCCAGATCATTTTCTTTGCAATACATAATAATAGAATCCATATAGGATTCCCTAGAAGTTTTTACATATTTTTCAATTTCTTCGCTGAACTCTTTCTGAGTCATAGTCTTTAGCATAGTTGTAGTTTCCTAACGGTAGAATATATGAGTACCAATCGTAGTTGTATAAGACAACTTAGAATGGAATTTGGATTGAACATAGTCTGCGTGATACCATAACGCTCCATCAGTCGGATCGTTATGACGCTTCGAACCGTACTCGACAGTAACCATTGCGGCTACATTGACTGCACTTTTCCATGCAACCAAGTCGAGAACTTTATCGGATTTACCATCGCAGTACCAAGAAAATTGACACCTGTCTTTTACAGGAATGAATATTGCGTCATTGGGGTCTTTAGTCGCCTTAGTTTTCCAAGACTCCTTATATTCTCCCTGCTTGACTACTCCGCATATAGTATCTGGATGCTTTGGCGCAAAAACGCGGTTGAGAGTAACATATGCGACAGCAATTTGTCCCATAACACTCTCATTTCTTGCCTCAAAGTAGATGTTTTCTGCAAGACATCGAACTTCTTCTTCAAGCGGTGCGTTATTTTCTAAAATACTAGGAGTAACTTTGCTGGGTGTAACCATACTAGCCGCAGCAGCAACAAGCAGAAACGCAATTTTCATATACAACTTCCTTTGTTATGTCAATAACTCTACAATTATATAACATAACTAAGATATTGTCAAGAAAATCTACATATTAATTTGTAGATAAGACTGCGATAGGCTCTAATTCTGGATCATAATTCATCGAAGCGGAGTTTCTCACAGTGTTCTTAATCACATTATAGTATTTAGTATAATCTGATGTTAGTGCCTTTACGGAATCTGCAGCGAAGTCTGCCGAACTTTTAACGACAGTTTCTTCGTAATCCTCTCCATCCCAATTTAGGTCTGTTAGTCTTGCCTGAACTTGTCTGTAGTTTTCCACTGTGAGTTGTCCTTATGAATTATTTGTTTTCTAGCGCCTCCAATCTACTTTCCAATTCGTCCATCTTAGCAGATACATTCGGATACTTTTTTCTCCAAGTATCTTCTGCGTCCAAGACTTTTAGATTATACCGCTCTGCGGCCCAGTCGTATACCGAAGATACTTTTGCAAAGAACCATCTCCCTGCTGCAGTGTTCTGAAACCAACTACTCGTAGCACTTCCGATTATACTTCCAGCAATAGCTTGAATTAACCATACCCACATATTTAGTACCCTGTCTTCCGTTTTTCGTCAAAAAACCGTGAAATAAATGAGGAATATTTGGAAATCATTACTTCCCAATTATTCCTTTTTTTAATTGATGATTATTCTTATTTGTTAGACCATTTTTGACATAATATTCATCAATCATTCCAATCAAATCTCCGATATGATTATCTCGCTTAGAGACATGGACTTCCGGATGTAACTCATTATCTACTGCAGCAATAATAACAACCTGAGAAACAGGTATTCTGGTTCGTTCTTCAAACATTACTGCATACCCTGAGGCTTGCCTGAAGTACTTGTCTAATTTCTCTCCGCCAAACGCAGTGAGGGGCCTCTTAGAGGTTTTGAAGTCTATGATAGACAGTTTACCGTCGAACATAGCAATACAGTCACAGCGTCCTGCTATTCCCAGATGATCTGAATACATCGCGTATTCTTGTGCGTAGACATCTCCAATTCTTTCATCAAGGACTGGTTTCATGATATGAAACATTTCTAAGTCACTTGGCATCGCTTCCTTTTTCATAGGAAGATTATTGATATAGTCTTCGCACATTAAGTGGACGTTGGTTCCTCTACGAGATGCTTTGAGAGAGACTTTATTTGCTTCTGCTTCTCCGACTCGTTTTCTCCACGCCATGATGGCTGCTTTACTAAAGTAAGAAATTACTGTAGTGATAGAAGGATATCTCCCACCGCTATCAGTAACGTACCATCTTTTTCCATCTTCATTCACAGTTTTAAGTTCGAAGTCATCAGACTTAAACTCTACATGATTAAACATAATTTATTTAACAACAATCGCAATTACAACATTTGCAGCATTTGCAATCCATGTTATTGCCTCCTTACTTTGCTTTAGTATCCACTATTTCGGATTTAATTTTTTCTATCATTTTTCCGATATGGCCATAGAAATCATTATCTACCCCAAGTTGTCTATCCAGAGTGGCCGTTATTGCCATATTAATAAAAGTCAGATCGTCTAATGTTCTTCTGTCTGAAATATTAAATCCGGACTGATCAATCGCATCAATGATATTTTCCATCAAACTATAAGAAATACTCCTAGAATACTCTTCTGCCTTTATATAATTTTGGACTCCCTCCAAATCTTTTGCATTGATGGTCTTTCTTACTTCAAAAATTTCTCTTGCATCTACTAAATCGCCCATAGGTATCTCCTTAGACTATTCCTGCCTGCAACTTATTGAGTATATAGGACTTGACGAAACAACTTCTCACAATATCATCTTCCACAAATTCGGTAAATCCTATATCTGGCATATTCTTCATAATATTCATAAACTGTAGTATGCCGTGCTTATCGTTTGTCTTGGTGAAATCGCTTTGACGAAAATCACCACAAAAAATAATCCTACAATTCTTCCCTAACCTCGTAATGATTGAATCTAATTCATGAAAATTCATGTTTTGGCACTCATCGACCAAAACGATGGTGTCGTTTAATGTGACTCCCCTGATGAATGAGGTAGTCATGAAATTAATCGCACCCTTCTTTTTCAGTAGTTGGTACGCATCCCCTCTGCAAAATAAATCAGAGAAGATTGATTTATATGGAGCCTCATAGACTTCCATTTTTTGTTCTTCTGAGCCTGGCAAAAACCCGATATCTCTTGTGGGCACAATACTCCTTACTATGCTTAAATTTTTATATCTTGGGCCTAAGTCAAATAATTCCCTTGCTGCTAGATACAAAGAAATGTAAGTCTTTCCTGTTCCAGCGACACCATGTAAAAATAAGTGTTTTCCGTTTTCAAAGTCTTCAAATACTCTGCTCTGATTCGTTGTCATTGGGTGAATGTCCACTATATTAAAGTGTGATTCGTTCAATGCGAACCTCGCAGTTTTTCTTCTATGCTTACCCATGAAATGGCTCCTGTTGTTGAGTACCATCCCATAATATTCCATACTGTAAAACTCAAATCACTGCACCTGGCACTTTTCTAGCTTTGTCTAAAACTCCTTCTTTAAAGTCTTTTGGTATCTTCTTGACACCTAATGCAATCGGATCGCCCACATTCACTTTCAATATAGTTTGAGATACTGCATTTTCTCCGCACTTTTCACATGGTTCCTGTAGAGGTCTATTTCTTTCGGATATTTTCAGTATTTCTTCAAATCTATAATTACATGAATTACAAATATATGTGTATGTTGGCATATTATTCCCTATGCAATATTATCATAATAATCCGATATGTCATGATCTTTGACCAATGACAGAAACGGCACTTTGGAGAAGATTGAACTTACCATCAGTTTAAATCTAATCCAGTCAAAATTTAATAAAGAAGATGTAGTGTACACTATTTTTTTCTTCTTGTCTACCACTTTAATTTCCCCCATATGCCTGTAAAGAATCATAGGCAACGGAACGGCAGGAACTATATCGGCTCCTTGTACATGGCGGTAGATGGTTGATTTTACATTCTTTGCGTACTTTTTGCTTCCAACTCTAGGTTGGCCATAAGTGTAAACTTGACAAAGATACTTTGATCTAGCAGCAGCAACAGTTGCGAGAGCGCCTCCCAAACTGTGACCGCAAATGTAGACCAAATCTCCGGACGCATGGATTGAGTCCAGATAGAGTTCTACATCATCCCAAATTTTATCAAGGGCTTCTGCGAAACCACTATGAACAATCCCTTGTCGTTCTTCGGATTTCTTTGGGATGATATTGATATCAGCTAAGATGTCTTTGAGTTCTGTTGGTTCAGTTCCGCGAAAAGAAAGAACAATACAAGTTCCAGTCTTTACTACGAGTGCTTCTGTACCATCGTTATCAAAAGTTTTGAAATGTGATTTGGTGTATCCAGACAACGCATTCTCTAGAAAATGCTTGTTATCGGTCTTATACACTAATGTCGAAAAGAGTGCTAGTTGTTTAGCGACAGCTGTGGAATACTCACCTGTTTTTTCGATAGTTTTATATTTTTCGAATTCTGTTTTTAAGTCCAGTTCCATTATGAACCCCCATAATATTACTATTATTTATAGTATAATTATTTTTCGATTGTTTCTTCGCACGATTTTTTGCCCTCTGCAGTTTTAGACTCGACACTTTCGTTATGAACACTACGCCGTTTAAGTGGTCTAATTCATGTTGAAAGCATCTTGCGTCGATTCCTGAGAGAACTTCAGTTATTTTATTCTGGTTCTCATCGTAATACTCTACCTTTATTCTTTTTGCTCTAGGTATTTCTAAAAATAAATTGGGGTAACTCAAACATCCTTCGATGTCTATTAGAGTTTTTTCGGATTTGGATATTATTTTGGGATTGATTACGGTGATGAATTCACCAGTACTTTTTCTCATGACGAATATACGGGCATTCAGATTGAGTTGATTTGCACTCAATCCTAATCCGTCATGAAATAACATATTGTCGATCATTTCCACACTCAATTGTGGAGCATCGTACATTTCGTAGTCGAACTCCTCGACCTTTCGATTCAGCACTAGGTTAGGAGCCGTTATCAATTTCAGTTTTTTATAGAAAAATCTATCATTAAAATTTGACATGAAAATTATTTAGTAATTTATTTTATAGAGAAACCCCGATTCAGTTTCCCAAATCGGGGCCCCAATGGAGAAATAGTGGAATTTTTACCCTGCAATTCCAAAATCAGCTCTTTCTGATAGTGTTCTGCAGTAATCGAATACTGATGCTCCATGCACATATACTAACTCAGATCCAGTTTCTTTGTAATATTGAATTCCGTATCTTTTTAGACAATTACCGAGCATCTCTCTTTTCGGACTTATTTTTGAAAATCCGTATCTAGAGTGCTCATTTGTCGTTGAACACCCCGCAAGTAGTGCGAGGGTTGTTAATGTTATTAATAAGTTTTTTATCATGTTGCTAACTGCCCTAACGCATGAAGCGCTGCCAGTGATGGGCCAAAGCCGATTGCAACATATACAAATATTTCTAACTTTTCTCCGATACTATCTGTGAAAATCCAATTGTTAGATTTTTGAATTTTTACATTTTCTACATTATTTTTCATTACTTTTTTATTTTTTGCCTCCTTTAAGACACATGATTATTTGTTACTCAAAGTAACGAAAAATATTTATAAAAAGGGGGGTAAAAATAGTGTGAAATTTGAACATTTTTTTGATGTTTATTCGCACTTCTAGTGTTGCATAGGGGCAACACCCCGTTTCGGGATGTGGGGAATAGACTATTCCTCTGGGGGATTGAGTAAGTTTCCTTTCTTGTCATAGACATTTAACTGACCATGAGCAAGACCGTAGGTGAACTTGTTTGTAATGACTTGCGGGCCGGTATATTCTTTAATCTTTTCGTTACCGTCCGACTCAATTTGTTTTATGAGTTGAGTTAGAGTGCTCCATTTCTTTTTGGCATAATCAAGACCCATTTGTTGCTCTCTCTGTTAAATATTTTTTGTAGTCCACCCATCCCTTGTTGGTATTAAACCCCCAAGTTCTAGTTTTCTTTGTTCTCATAAAGAGACTCAATGCATAAGAACCTTCTGGAATTTCTATCCAATGCAAACTTTCTGCTTTGGAAAATCTCCAGTGACCCGGCCCTCTCCAGAATTTACCTTCTGGTGTATGTTCCCAGTATCCGCCCCAGAGAATAAATGTGAAGTAATCCCAAGGATGATCGTGAAGAACTGGTTCGTCTGACAACATAATCTTATGAAGATATATGTTGAATTTGAGATCTCTACTTTGGCTGAGAGTATCGATCTTATCCTTTATCAATTGCCATCGGATCATATAGGGACGTTTATCATCCCTATCCATTATAATTCTTTTCCGTCCAAACATAAATTTAAAACCTACTCCCCAAAAACGTAACCACACTCAGGGCAAACTAATTCGCCCTCTTCTGTGGCACAACTGCCGACAGATGCGGTAGAGATAATTTGGCTTTCTAAGATGCGAAGGTTTTCTTGATCTTCTTCAACAGAATTATACTGAGATTTCAACTCTTCGAATGCTTGTACCCACATAGGGATATTTGGAGCAAAAAACTTGAATGATATGCCGTCTATCAAAGAACCTTTATCCGAATATGATAAGCCTGGCTGTGTAAAATAGTTAAGGAATCCAAAAGTTTTGTGTTCCTTGTTAAACTCTAACGCTGCTTCCGGCAAATTCAAACGCATTAATCGCCCTATCTGTTGTATGCTAACACCAGTTACATAGGTAACTCCTGCCTTCAGAGCGTTTTTGAACTTTCTTTCGCTCGAACGCAACATAATCCCAGTAGAGATATTGTTGATGCTCATACCCACCTTTGCCTTCTGCTTGACTACCAGAATAAAGGGGCTCTCAGCTACCCCAGTATCTTCTGGAGTTTTCGATATGGCAGATTTTGCTTGCGCTGAGCTTCGATATGAAGCGATATGATTTTCATTCGAGCGAGAATATAAAAAGTTTCCTTTGTGGGTCATTTCGACAATCGCGCCTACTCCTTCCTTGGGCCAGTGAGGCTTGCCGCTATTCTTCCTCAAGATTTTTTGAATGATTTGAATGATGCGATCTGTTCTCCAAGATTGGGGAGTTGGTTCATGAGAAGAATCATTAGTGCCCCAAATG